ACTGCACCAGCTTTGCTGGATGTAGCAGACGTAATACTTTATACAGGAGGGTAACATGGATTTAATTATACTATTACTAATTCTATTAGGAGGTTAAAATGTCCTTTATAATTGTACACATGCCAGTACCTAGTGACATAGAGACATACTCTTGTATGCCTGATTACACAGGAGAGGCTATTGAATACTTTGAAACATCTCATGAAGCCCTTGAGTGTTTAGAATTTATGGGATTAGAATTTGATAAAGACTTTAAAGTGTTGAGGGTACATTGAGATTTATAATTAGTATTATACTTATGATGTTTGCTTTCATGCCTACGGCAAAAGCAGATGAGGATGACTTTACTTGTTTGGTTGAAGCTATATACCATGAAGCTAGATCAGAACCACTGATGGGAATGATAGCTGTAGCTAATACCATACTCAACAGGGTGTATAGTAAGAACTATCCTAATACTATATGTAGTGTAGTACATCAAGGAAAATATTGGGAGGGACACCCAGTAAAAAATAAATGTCAGTTTTCATACTGGTGTGATGGTAAGCCTGAGATGTTTAATGACATGGCATCATTAAAAAAATCTATCGGTGTTGCAGAAATGTCACTAATGGGTGTAGTAATGAGGGATACCCTTAACTCTACACACTATCATGCCACCTATGTTAAGCCTGATTGGTCTAAAAAAAGTAGGTTTCTCAGGTTAGACAAGATAGGTAATCATATTTTTTATCTTGACAAAGGCAAATAATTAGTGTATACTAATTAGTATTATTTAGGAACAAAGAAATGAATAAAGATATTAATATAAGAGATAAACAAATAATACAATTAAAGAATCAAATAAAGGAACTACTTAGTATCAACAAAGAACTAAGAGAAGAGTTGTCTAAATCAAGGCAGTTAGAAGCTAACAGAAAATGGGTAGAATTAAATGACTAAAAATTTATGGCAAAGAGAACGTCAAAATATTTTTCGTGGGCTGGTCAGTCAGTACATGGATGAGGGTTATGATTCTAGAGAAGCAAAGAAACTTGCTAAAGAAGAAGTGAATGACATAATGGAGGACAAGGAAGATTTTGTTCAGAATATTTGGAAGGAGACATTCACAGATGGCTAAGTGGGAACTACGTCTTGATAAAAATATTGGTAGTGTTGTCGTTGATGTCTTTTCAAATAAGAAAGAAGCCGAAGAGGAATCTAAGTATCGACAAGATTTATTTAAAGTGTTTGACAAAGTATCTGAAATAAGTTATAATGTTAAAAAGGTTAGGAGCTAATCATGACTGAAGACTTATTGTACATACCAGACTTTTTAAGAGCTACGAAAGGCAAACAAACAAGTATGCCTGTCACTACTACCAAGAAAGCATTACACATACCACCATCTCCATATGCAAATAAGCCACCTAAACGTAGAGCATTGGTAGGTGCTGGTCTATGTGATATATACCTTGAAGATGAGATGCCTAGAATAGGTTCTGGACATAGGTTACTATGGTTTAAGAGAGCTAGAAAGTGGACACACTTTTCAGATATGTGGGGAACATCTGGTAAGATGCTAACCAAAAAGTTTGATCGTAGAAAAAGAATTAATATTCTTAAGGAGCAGTCTAATGGGTGAAGCATGGGGTGAGAGAGGTGAGTGTCCTGAGTGTGGATCAAGTGATGGTAATGTTGAACACTCTGATGGTCATTCATATTGTTTTGTATGTGACACACGATTCAATGATAGTGTGGTAGAGAAAGCAAAGGTTGTCCCAATGTCTGAGAAAAGTTCTGGTGTACAAAGTAATGGTGTCGTAGCTGATATACCTGATCGTAAAATAAGTAGGGATACAGCAAAGAAGTATGGAGTAGAAGTTAAACGTACAGGTAGTATGATAACTCATCATATCTACAAATACTTTGATAAGGACGGCAACCATGTAGCTAATAAGGTTAGAGAGACACAGAATAAAAGGTTCTGGTCTGAAGGTAATCTCTCCTCTTCTGTTCTGTTTGGTCAGAACTTATTTAATCAAGGAGGTAAGTACATCACAGTTTGTGAAGGTGAGATAGATGCTATGTCTGCCTATCAAATGTTGGGTAGCAAGTGGCCTGTAATATCCATCAAGAATGGTGCTAACTCTGCTGAAGATAATTGTAAGAAAGCATTACAGTATTTAAGTAAGTTTGAAACGATTGTGATTTGTTTTGATAATGACAAACAGGGTAGAGAAGCTAGTAAGAAAGTGGCTCAACTGTTTGAACCTAACCAGTGTAAGATTGTTAGCCTTGAGTTAAAGGATGCCAACGAATATCTAAAGACAGGACAGAAAGAAAAGTTTACTCAGGCTTGGTGGAACTCTAAGGAATATACACCAGCAGGTATTATAAATCTTGCTGATCTTGGTGATAGTCTGTTTGAAGAAGACTACTGTGAGACTTGTCTTTATCCTTGGTCTGGTATGAATGATAAGACCTATGGTATGAGAACTGGTGAGCTAATATGCTTTACCAGTGGTGCTGGTATGGGTAAGAGCAGTATCATTCGAGAGCTTATGCATCATATTATGTCTAACACAGAGGATAACATTGGTGTCTTGGCTATGGAAGAGAACACCAAGAATACAGCATTCAATATCATGAGTGTGGAAGCTAATGCAAGATTATATATCAGAGAAATTAGAGAACAGTTTAGCAAGGAACAACTACAGGGATGGGCTGATAAGACCATTGGCTCTGGTAGGTTCTTTGCTTTCGATCACTTTGGTTCTATATCTAATGATGAGATACTGGATCGTGTTAGGTACATGGCAAAGGCTCTGGATTGCAAGTGGGTATTTCTAGATCACTTATCTATTCTGGTGTCAGGGCAAGAGGACAATGGTGATGAGAGAAAGTCTATTGATATTCTAATGACTAAGTTAAGGTCACTGGTAGAGGAGACAGGTATAGGTCTATTGCTTGTGTCCCACCTAAGAAGACCAACTGGTGATAGAGGTCATGAGGATGGTAGAGAGGTGTCTCTATCTCACCTTAGAGGGTCGGCATCTATAGCACACCTATCTGATAGTGTGGTTGCATTGGAACGTAATCAGCAAGCAGAGGATGATATAGAAGCTAACACAACCACACTTAGGATATTAAAGAATAGATATACTGGAGATACTGGTGTGGCTTGTCACCTACATTACGATAAGAATACAGGTAGGATGACCCAAGTTGATAACCCATTTATGGAGAATGAGAATGAGACGTAAAACTTTTAATAAAAATCATTATAAAGAATCACATGATGGTGCTGTAAAAGCTATAGTTCCTTGGTTGCTTAAACAAAATCCTAATTATATTATAGATTGTAAAGAAAATTATCTTGCTGATATTAAGATTAAAGATCCAGATAAAAAAGAACAGTTCTTTATGGAGTTGGAACATTATAAAAAATGGAAATCAGATATGGATGCATACGATTATTTTCCTTGTAAAGTTTGTAAGCAAGATGAGTTCTCAGTTCCAACTGGTAAGAGTAGTTTAGAAAAGTGGTTAAAGGTTTCAGAAGAAAGAAGACCTAACTTTACTTATGTTACTTTTAGATTGGATTTTAAAATGGTCTTGATGACTCCTGTAATTAAGGTAATAGAAAGTCCAAGGAAAGTAATTCCAAATAGATTTGATAAGGGAAGACCCGAAGAATTTTACATTGTCAATAAATCAAATTCCAAAGTATTTAGTATGGAGATTAACTAATGAGAAACAACAGAGCTAAGTTTGATAAGGCAGAGTATGATAAGTCTAATCCTGTAGCCATAGCTGCTATGGAAGGATGGCTTGCAGAAAAGATACCTGATTTAATTATAGATTCAACTGAAGACTATGGCTTTGATATTAGAGGTACAATCAATGGAGGTGAATCTAAAACTTTCTATGAGGTAGAGATAAAGTATGGTTGGACAGGTGAGTGGCCTGAGAACTGGACTGAGTTACGGATACCCTATAGAAAGAAAAGATTAATAGATCTATGGAGAAAAGATTATAAGGATGATCTGTTTACTTTCGTTGTATTTAGAAAAGATTTAAAAAAGGCTTGGCATATACCAGCAGATGTGGTAGAATCTAGTGAGGTGAGAGAAGCACCCAACAAGAATGTAGCAGAGGGTGAGTTATTTTTTCATATCAATGTTAAAGATATTTATCAAGTGGATATGACATATGACAACAGCAATAGTTGATATTGAAACAGATACACTAGATGCAACAAAGATACATTGCATAGTAGCTAGTTCTGTTTCTGGTAAGCAGAAGGTATGGATTGAGAATGAATGCCAGCAGTTTGCAGATTGGTCTAAACAAATAGATCAATTTATTATGCACAATGGTATTAGTTTTGATGCACCCATACTAAACAGACTAACAGGTTCTAATATAAAGCTCTCTCAGGTAAGAGATACTTTAATTGAATCACAATTATATAATCCTGTAAGAGATAACGGACATTCGTTAAAAGCATGGGGGGAAAGACTTAGTTATGATAAAGGAGACTACAATAATTTTACTACGTTCAATAAAGAAATGTTGGAGTATTGTCAAAGGGACACTGAGCTTACTAGGAAGGTGGCTGGTGTCCTCTCAGGAGAGGGTAGCTCATTCTCAGATAGATCGTATAACCTCGAAAGGAAGGTTCGAGCAATAATAGATCATCAGGAAAAGAATGGTTTTGCTTTTGACATACAAAAAGCTACAGTCTTTTTATCTCAACTTGAAGACGAACAACACAGGCTTGAAGAACAGGCACAGGAAATGTTTGAGCCTACTATAACTTATTCTGCTGTGAAAAAGATACCTAAGAGTACTCCCTTTAATATTGCCAGCAGAAAGCAGATAGCAGAACGTCTTATGGAAAGAGGATGGAAACCAAAGAAGCATACAGAAAAAGGTAATGTAATAGTCTCTGAAGAGATATTATCTAAACTTGATATGCCAGAAGCACAGATGTTTAGTCGATACTTTCTATTACAGAAACGTACTGGACTACTTAAGTCTTGGATACAGGAGTGTCAAGAGGATAATCGTGTTAGGGGCAGAGTAATGACCCTACGTACTGTCACTGGCAGGATGGCTCACAACAGTCCTAACATGGCACAAGTACCAGCCACCTATAGCCCCTATGGTAAGGAGTGTAGAGAGCTATGGACAATATCTAATCCTGACACTCATGTTCTTGTAGGTACAGATGCCAGTGGTCTGGAGCTACGTTGTCTTGCCCACTATATGAATGACCCTAAGTTCACCAGAGAGGTTCTTACAGGTGATGTTCATACGGCTAATCAGAAGATGGCTGGACTAGAGACAAGGGATCAGGCCAAGACTTTCATCTATGCTTTTCTGTATGGTGCTGGTGCATCTAAGATAGGTAAGGTAGTGGGTGCTGGTGCTAGAGAAGGACAAATATTAATTGATAGGTTTCTACAGAATTTACCAGCACTAGCTCGATTAAGAAAGATGGTAACAGAAGCTTCAGAGAAAGGAACAGTCAAAGCTTTGGATGGTAGGTTGCTTCACATTAGATCTAGTCATGCCAGCCTTAATACTCTCCTACAAGGAGCAGGAGCAATCATATGTAAAGAATGGCTTGTTCAGATGGATAGTCTTATCAGAAGTTCTGGTATAGATGCCAAGCTAGTAGCCTCTGTTCATGATGAGTACCAGTTTGAGGTAGCCAAGAAAGATGTAGATGTTCTTGGAGACATAACAAAGAAGGCTATGAAGCAGACAGAGGAGAGCTTAGATGTTGGATGTCCTCTTGACTGTGATTATAAGGTAGGAAATACATGGGCAGAAACACACTAATAATTTTTTACTCTTTAATATTTTTTATATTCTTAGCTACGTTTGCTATGGCTAGTGATAAGATAGCTAGGGTGTTAGGAAAAGAAGGGAATGTTACTTTAGTAAGAGAGCAAAGATCTATTCAAATATCTAGAGATGAATGGTTATATAAAGAAGATCAACTTAAAACAGGAAGAAGATCTTCAGTTGAATTAAAACTTATAGATGGCTCTCTTATTAATATAGGAGAGTTAGGAGATGTATCTATTCTTGATCTGGTATTTGATCCTATAAAGAAAGATGGTTTTATGGATCTTAAGATAGCCACTGGTGCTTTTAGAATGATTAGTGGTAACATAGCAAGACTAGGGCCAGACCTTATGAAGCTTGAATTACCTACAGCTACGATAGGTATAAGAGGTACAAGCATTATAGGTAAAGCCAGTAAGTTAGGTGTAGAAAACTTTGTTATTCTAGTTCCCGATCCTGATGGCTACATTGGTGAGTTGGTAGTGCAGAATACAGAAGGTATTGTAGTCTTAAGAAAAGCTAATGAAGGAGTTACTATGATCTTTCCTGACAGAAAGTTAGCTAAGAAAAAATATACTAAGAAGTTTGTTCAAGAATTAATTAAGCAAGTTCCTAGAATAAAGTATGGATCATTACATGATCGACAATTTAATTCTTTATTTTGGTTAAATAATTAAAATAATGCTTGACAATATATATAGAATATGCTATACTCTATATAAGTTAAAGTTCATGTTACGACAGAGTAACGATTTTAAAGGAGAACAGAATGAAAGATCCAATTTTTATTACTGGTAAATGTCATTATGCATGTATCACAGAACCTAATACAAAGTTTGATCCAGTGTGGTCAATACAAGTTGAGGTCAATGATTCTAATAGGGACATTATCGAGGGAGCAGGTTTACCTATAACAGATAAAGGAGATGATCGAGGTGAATTTGTTACGATAAAACGTAAGGTTATGAGAAAAGATGGGACTGAACGTAAAGCTCCTATCGTTAAAGATTCCCAAAACAATTTATGGGATGGTAAGAAGATTGCCAATGGTAGTGTTGTTAATGTTAAAGCCATTCCTTTTGATTGGGATTATGCAGGTAAGACAGGCATATCTGCTGACTTAGCTGCTGTTCAAGTAGTAGACTTTATAGAGTGGACAGGTAATGAAGACTTTGATGTAGTTGAAGGTGGCTACGTTAATAAAAATAGTGAAGAAATACCTTTTGCTTAACCCCTAACGGAGACTAGGAGGGGTACTAAAAATGCCCCTCCTTTTTATTATGAAAACAATAGATACTTTAGTAGAAGACATTTACAGTTTATTTTCTCTCGATCCTATTGACATGGATGAGAAGGAAGTTGATAAACACATAGATACTTTTGGAGAAATGTTGAAGGTTCATATTAAAGAATTTATGTATGAGAAACCTAGATCCTACGGTAATCTTAGATTGTCACAGATAGGTAAGCCTGATCGTCAGCTATGGTATGATGTCAATACCAAGAAGGATGCTGTGCCTTTAACACCCAGTACCCGAATTAAATTTTTATATGGATATATATTAGAAGAGTTACTTTTATTATGTGCTTCAATATCTGGACATAAGGTAGAAGATCAACAGAAGGAAGTTGAAGTTGAAGGGATTAAAGGTCATCAAGATTCTATGATAGATGGTGTTCTTGTTGATTGTAAGAGTGCATCAAGCACAAGTTTTCAAAAGTTTAAAACTAATAACATAGCTGAAGACGATCCCTTTGGATATATTGCACAACTATCAGCATATGCAGAAGCTAATGGTGTAGACAAGGGAGCATTCCTAGCAATAGATAAATCTACTGGAGAGATATGTCTTAGTAAAGTACATTCTATGGAGATGATTAATGCTAAGGAAAGAGTTAAGCACCTTAAAGAAATGGTTGAGAGAGACTCGATACCTGATAGGTGTTATAGTCCTGTACCTGATGGTAAGTCTGGTAATTTTAAGTTACCCTTTGGTTGTGTTTATTGTGGTCATAAGAGAGAGTGTTGGTCAGACGTTAATCAAGGGAAAGGTATCAGGGTCTTTCAATATGCAAAAGGTAAACGATATTTGGTGCAAGTTGGTAAAGAGCCTGATGTTCAAGAAGTAGTTAATTGGTAATGCATTGGGAGTATAATAAGAAACCTGATTTAACACAGTTTGGTTTTGTATATTGTATTACCAATACTAAAACTGGTAAAGCTTATGTAGGTTGTAAACAATATTACAACTATCGTAAGTATAAAAAGAAAACAAAGAAGACTGAATCTAATTGGAAAAGTTATATGGGTTCAAGTAAGCATCTTATTGATGATATAAAAAAAGTAGGAAAGAAACATTTTAAGTTTGAAATTATTGCAGAGTTTAAAAACAAAAGGAGTCTAAGATATTATGAATGTTATTATCAAATGAAATATAATGTTTTAGCTTCTGTCTTAGAGGGAACAGACGAACCAGCCTTCTACAATAACTATGTAGGAGGTAAGTTTTATAGACCTGTTCAAGAGTATGATAAAGCTAGTTTCTGATGTATCTATAGAATCTTTGTATGACTTAACTGAAAAAGATTCTGACAAAAGTTTATATGTTGCAGTTGTAATACAAGCTTTACTAGATGTATCTAAACCTAAATTAAATGGAGAAAGTAATGAGATAAAATTACAGAGGGATCAAGCCCATGCATGGTTCTTTACTTCAGTGGGAGTTACATGTGAGGACTTTAAAACAATATGTCATTGTGCTGGACTAGAGCCAGAAAAAGTTAGATCGTTTGCTTATGAAGTTGTAAACAAAGGGGATGTGGAAAATGTTAGAAGAAAACTCAGTTCACTTATCTACTAAAGACAATCCTTTAGATACTCAAGTTGGTGGTAATCATTATAAGGGATGTGGTATTCAACCAGTAGAATATATTCATGCAAATAATCTTGACTACCTAGAGGGAAATGTGATAAAATATATTACTCGACATCGTACCAAGGGTGAAGGTAAAAAGGATATTGAAAAAGCAATACACTATGCACAGTTAATATTGCAGATGCACTATCCAGAGGAAGGAGAACAACAAGAATTATTTAACGACTTAATAGGGGAAAGGGGTAGGCATGTTCAAATCAAATAGAAATCCACAATTCAGATCTAAATTTAGTGAAGATATATTTTATACCAAGTATTCTCATGAAGGTGCTGAGACATTTCATGAACTGGCTTGTACATTAGTTGAGGATGTATGTCAGGATAAGCTATCAAAGGATGATAAAGAAGCTCTGATAGATCATATATCTAATCTTAGATTTATTCCCGGTGGCCGTTACCTTTACTATGCAGGTAGAGATAAGAAGTTCTTTAATAACTGCTACCTACTTAAAGCAGAAGAAGATACTAGAGAGGATTGGGCTGACCTATCTTGGAAGTCTGAGTCTTGTCTTATGACAGGTGGTGGTATTGGTATAGATTATTCTGTCTATAGACCTGAAGGACAAACCCTCAAGGGTACTGGTGGTATATCCAGTGGCCCGATACCTAAGATGCAGATGATTAACTCTATAGGACAGAAGGTTATGCAAGGTGGTAGTCGTAGATCTGCTATCTATGCTTCTCTTAATTGGCAACACGATGATGTAGATAAGTTTCTTAAAGCTAAGAACTGGTTTGATATGCCTGTTGGTAATACAGGTAAAACTCTGTTTGATATTAAGCAGGATGATTTTAATTTTCCTGCACCACTAGATATGACAAACATATCTGTAAACTATGATACCGAATGGTTGCTAAACTATTGGGAGAAAGGAGAGATAGGAGATGTCTTTAGGACTAATGTACATCAGGCTCTTAGAACTGCTGAACCGGGATTCTCGTTCAACTTCTTCGAGAAAGAAAACGAAACACTCAGGAATGCCTGTACTGAAGTCACCAGTGAGGATGACTCTGACGTATGTAATCTTGGTAGTCTTAACTTTGCTCGTATTGATGACCTTAACCAGTTGCAGGAAGTTGTCCAACTTGCCACACAATTTCTACTGTGTGGAACCCTTAGAGCAACTCTCCCCTACGAAAAGGTGTATCAAGTTCGAGATAGAAATAGACGTTTAGGTTTAGGTTTGATGGGGCTACATGAGTGGTTAATACAACGTGGTCATAGGTATGAGACTACATCAGAACTTCATAGGTGGTTTAAAGTATATGAAGCTGAGAGTGATAAGGTAGCTCGTAGCTTTGCTAATCAACTAAACATATCTGTACCTGTTGCTGTTAGGGCTGTAGCACCTACAGGTACGATCGGTATTCTTGCTGGTACATCAACTGGTGTTGAACCTATCTTTGCCGTAGCCTATAAACGTAGGTATCTCAAGAACAAGAGGTGGCACTACCAGTATGTTGTTGATAGTGCTGCTCAAGAAATGATAGAACTATATGGTGTTAATCCTGAAAGCATTGACTCTGCTCTTGATCTAGCTACTGACTATGAGAGAAGATTAAACTTTCAAGCCAACGTACAAGAGTATGTAGATATGTCTATCTCCAGTACAATAAACCTACCATCATGGGGTACTGAAGATAACAACGAAGATAAAGTAGAAGACTTTGCTCAGACTCTGGCTAAGTATGCTCATAGACTAAGAGGATTTACCTGCTATCCGGATGGATGTAGAGGTGGTCAGCCTCTAACAAGGGTTCCTTATACTGAAGCTAGTGAGAAATTAGGTGAAGAATTTGAAGATAATATACAGGCTCATGACATATGTGAGATCAGTAATGCAGGTGGAACTTGTGGAGTTTAAAAAAAGACTTGACAAAAACCACAAAGTGTAGTATAATATATGTATGGAATGCCAATGGTGGGTTCCATAATATCTTGCTGAAAAGGAGAAAACTATGAATGTAAGACTCGAAGGTAATTGGTCGTTCAGACTTCCCCCCTCACTGGAAGACTTCCATAAGAGGGCTATAGGTTATGACAGGTTACTGGCTAGAATAATGGATAGACAATCTGATAGTGCTAGTCAAGACAAGTATCCCCCACATAATCTTATTGAAGTCTCAGATACGGAGTTCAGACTTGAGTTAGCTTTGGCTGGCTTTACAGAAGATGAAGTTAAAGTTGTTCAAGAAGAACAGAGATTAACCATTAGTGGAAACAATTCTGCTAAAGAAGAAGAGGAGAACATTTTACATAAGGGCATAGCAAGTCGGGCATTTACAAAAACATTTGATCTTGCTGAGAATATAGAAGTTACGGAAGCATCGTTTAAAAATGGGATGGTTATCATCAAGCTGAAACGAAATATTCCAGAAGATAAAATGCCAAGACTTATTGAATTTACGTAAGAGATTAGGGAGGGCATGGTATGTGTCCTCCCTTTTTACAGGAGATACCAATGAAAAAAAGAGAAAGAATATATAAAATATTTATAGGGTATGATCCTAAAGAGAGAGTAGCTGCTATAGTACTTGATCACCTCTTGAGGAGAGATACACCAGAGACTGTTGATATAACCTTCCTTGATAAAGAGAAGTTAGAACGTGCTGGTTTATTATATAGACCCTATCAAATGATTAATGGACAAATGATTGACACGAAAGATCAACGTCCTTTTTCTACACAGTTTAGCTTTAGTCGTTTTCTTATACCAGCCCTTATGCTTTGGGAAGGTTGGGCTTTGTATATGGATTGTGATATGTTTCCAAGAACAGACATAACAGAATTGTTTAAAGAGTATGATGATCCCGATCTACCCCTCTATTGTGTAAAGCATAAGTATGAACCTACTGATGAATATAAGATGGACAATCAGAAACAGTCAACCTATCCCCGAAAGAATTGGTCAAGCCTTATGCTGTTTAACTGTGGTCATGAGCTAAACAAAAGCCTTACACCTATGATTGTCAATAGTGAGAGTGGTGCTTACCTACATCAATTCAAGTGGTTGCCCGGTAGAGATAGTCTTATTGGTTCAATACATGAAGAATGGAATTGGCTGGATGGTCATTCACCAGAGGACGTAGAAGCAAAGAACGTACACTTCACAACAGGTGGCCCTTGGTTTAAAGAGTGGCAATGCAAGAGAGCAAAGGATGGAGAGTATGCTGCCGAATGGAATATGGACTACAGCAATATAGCTTTATTTAGATCAAAGAAAGATTCAATAGATGAAATATAATATCGTAACAGTTTTTGATGAAACTTTACTACAGCAGAGTACCATCACATTACTTAATGAGTTTAGAGATAATTGGGAAAAAGAGATAGACTTTCATTGCTACTATTATAATATAGATCTGGCAAACTATTCTCTACCTCAAGCACCTAACATACACTACCATAATCTTCTGGAGGTAGAAGACTACAAAAAATTTCTGAAAGAATATGGTAAGCATGATGGAACAGAAGGTAAGACTGTACCCTACAGTGAGAATATAGATGCTGTTAAATATCTTCCTAAAGTTATGGCTGTAACTGAATGTGCTTTTAATAATATAAACTGGGTTGTATGGATTGATCCTACCTG